TAGCAAAACCAAATTCAGCCTCATCAAGCTGTGGTAAGTCAACGATGTTTCCCGAACGTTGTTGGATTTTTGAGATTTGTACTATAGCCATAAGTGTATTCTTTTAAAAGATTTACACTTATTTATCAAAAATCTCTAGATGAACTGCATGTAATATTGTTCGACACGCTTGAACCACATGTCAGTGTACTTAGTGAATTCTGCGCCTTCAATGATGAATTCTTGATACATGCAATTGGGATCGCACATAAAAATAACACCCTTTTGAATCTTTGTACCATGAACTTCATTGTGTGCATTAGCATAGGCTGCTAACTGAACAAAGTAATCATCGATCCACTCACGCTTCTTAGGCTTGTTTGTTTGCTTATGATCCATGATAGCTTCTGCACCATCATGAATTCCACACAAGTCGGTAGTACCTGCATAAATCTTAGGAAAGTATAAAGGAACTTCTGTGCCCCAATACTCACTGCACTTATCCATACCCTGAGTGATAATAGAACGGGCCATGTTATTACTCTGAATTGAGTATGGATTAGAACCAGGATCACCGATTACACCCGTCTTAACATAGTCTTCGAGCCACTTATGCATTCGAGTACCACGACCTGCAGCTTCAGTAGTGATTTCTTGTGCCTTTTGAACGCCTACTCGCCGGCGCCAGTTTTGTAATGCGGCTTTTGATTCTTCTGATTTAGTTGCGTCTAAAATCGTAGTGACGCTAGGTAATTTTTCACCGTCAGGAGTAGCATAACGGCGCTTACCTGCTATCTCGACTCTCGGCATAGAAACATAGTTAAATTTGTTTGGTATATACATATTATTCCCAATTACTAGTTCTAATTGTTCCAGTAATATCTTTGTCGTTAAATTCTTTGAGTGTTGTGAAGTTTGCTTTTATGGGTGTTATTTCTTTATATTTGTCTAATATAACACCATAAAAATAAGATGAAGTAAAATCCATTGAATCCAACCCTTCGTGACCGCAGGGAAGTTTTTCAAATTGATTGATCAATACATGTATCGGATCAATAATATTGGTCTTATTTTTTATAAAGTTAAAATGATTTTTATATTTTTCAATGATTGATGGTGTTTCTAAATTATTGAACTCGGCAAAGAATGAAGTCAAGTATGGTGTTTTTTGAGATTTAAACAAACTATCTAATGATAATTCGCACAACATGGTCCTACGTAGAATATCTTCTTCACTCCAATTGTCTAGTAATGCTGCTTCATAGAAGTTTTCAGGTTTGTTATTAGGCATTGAAATAGAACAGTAACCTTGAGGCATGTTCTTATTATAATATTGTCTGCACCAGGCTTCTCTACGCCATGGTTGAGACCAGCCAATTATGTATAGGGGATTATTGTTGTTAGGTAAATCTTCAAAGAAATATTCATACGTGCGTCTATGAATAGTATCATTACCTGAGCCCGGAACAGCTAAATTAACTACTGGCACTCCTAGTTTATTTGCTAATAGCGTTGGCCATCCTTGTGTCTTGGGATTTTCTAATCCTTGACAATATGTCCAACTACAACCGTTTGTTACTAAATGTGATATTTGCATTAAATTCTAAAACTTTCTCCACACCCACATCGATCACGTTCATTCGGGTTTACAAATTCAAACCCTTCGTTTAAACCATTGCGTTTATAATCAATGATCATGCCTTGAACATAAGGACTGCTTTTAGGATCTACGTATATAGCACATCCTTCGCATTCAATTTTTAAATCAGTATCAATCGGTGTATCGACAAACTCTAGTACGTATGCAAGGCCAGAGCACCCAGTAGTTTTAACACCTACACGAATACCCGAACCTTTTCCTCTTTTTTGTATTTGGTTTCTTATCTTATTCAGTGCTAAATCAGTAGCGGAAATCATTTTTGACCAGTGGCGTGTTTAGCCATGCCTGCGACAATGTTTTTGCTTTCATCTTCAGGTGGTGCTTCAGGAGTACCAAACCCTTTAAAAACAATTCTGTCGCCCTGAATATTAGATATAAGATTTTTAAGGGGGAGTTGTTTAATCATATCGTACAAGTCTGTCTTGTCTAATATGATATCATATTTTTTCAGATATTGCAAAAAATCGGGAAGAGACATATTAGAGTCTGCTTCACCTTTTTCTAAATCTGATTTTAGCTGGTCTGCTACGGCTACTAATTTAGTAACCATAGGGTTTGGACCAGCAAATTCATAGAGGCGCATTAATTATCTCTTAGCACGACCTATTGCGCCGCCGGCTGTTGGCTCTGGTTCATCTAAGTCGGCACCTATGTCAGCACCTAAATCAGCGTCCATATCAGCACCCATGTCAGCATCGATTCCTGCGTCCATGCCAGCCATTTCATCATCCATACCAGCATCTAAACCTGCATCCATACCAGCATCAGCGAATCCACCGCCTTGACCGGTGATAGAATCTCTAGCAGACTTCATAGCTGCAAATGCAGCCTTCAATGCACCACTTAGTGTATCCAGTTGAGATGATACTTGATCATTGTAGCTTTGTGCTTCGTTGACCCCGATCTCACTTTCTATACTATCCACCAAAGCAGGTAACTCTTTAACTTGCATTTGACCTATGTCTTCTAGCATTTTTTGCATAGTATCAACTAAGTCTTGCGCAGCTAAAACCACCTGTGATTTTTCTACTTCTTCATTTTCTACAACGATGCGAGTTCTTGGCTGGCTTAATAGTTCGTTGTAACGCTGAACAAGAGCCTGTTCCATAAACACAAGTTTCATGTAGCTAGGGCTAGTTTGATTGTGATGAAAGTCAGAAGACTCTTTAGCTTCCATAGCCAAAGAGCGGACTTTTTGCAGCATCTTCTGCGTATCATTTTTTGTCATGCTGGACGTGTCAAAGGACATTTGATAGTTCTCTGATAGTGCTTTGTGAGCATAAACTTTTTTGTCAAAATCGGTTAATTTCATAGTTGTATTCCAAACGTTATAGAGTATTTATCTTTTTGCTACAAACTTTCTAGTTTGCCAATTCCTAGACTCATTTATAAATGAAGTCATTTCCTGTACCATCTGTTTTCTTTTAGCTTGTTCTTCGCTCAATTTAGCAATATATATTAATTGATTTTCAGTATTGGTTGTCTTTTTGATAAGATTTTTATGCACTTCAATACTAGCTTCAGTTCCGGCTATCATACTATCTAGATATTCAATTCTTCTAGCCTGCGTGAATTTCGTTCTATGTTCAAATATGCACCAAGTCAATGCATTCTTTACTGATGAAAACAATTTAACATCTGAGTTGTATTTGAGGTGCACCTGATAACCAGCTTTTACTTGATGAACAATGTAACGATTGAAAAATTCATAACTACCATCTTCATGCTGTATGATTGCAACATCAGACATATTGTTGAAGAATTCCTTACTCAGGAACTGGCTAATTTTGTTAAGCATTACATCATTCATAATTTACCGTAAAATATATATTTTTTAGTTCTTCACTAGAGTCTAGGAAAGAAGGAAGTTTTTCCCACTCTGTGCCGCACAGTATCATAGGTACACCATTACAATCATTGTACAGTGCTCCTAGTTCAGAAATCCCATCATTGAAAACACTATGATGTTGTATATCAAATGAAAATTCCCACATTGGATACGTTTCATTTTCTATTTGTTGAAATAAAAAGCCAAAATTTTCAAAATCATCAAATTTTATCAACGTCTTTTTTGGTATAGATAAGGACTCCGGCTGTGATCTAAGAGAAATTACTTGTAGAATAGTATCAAAGTTAGCCTGTGTATTCCTCTTACATGTCCAGGCTGTCATGTCCTGATCCACAGAGGGTCTAGAACGATTAAGGACACCGGTCTGTGTAATATCAAACAATGTGTAACATGTTATACGAAAGCTCATACAAATATTTATGAGGTAAAAAAAACCCGAGAATAATTCTCGGGTTCTTGTACTAATCTAAAAATTAGTTAGTAAATGTAGCAGAAGCTGTAACAGCAACGTTAGCACTTGTCCAAGCCGCTGTTAAAGCAGCGTCAAGTGTAGCAGTTGTCCATGCGCCAACTGGGTAAATAGCGATTGCTAATGTGTCATCTGTAGCGTTTGTGTACTCATAGATGTGCATAGTAGCTAATTGCTCAACAGTTTGAAACACTGTAGCGATGTTGTCAGCAACCTGTGAACCGTTACCAGTAATCGTGAAGAAGTCTAGCTTAGGACCTTGAGGCTGAACTGTAGCCGCAGAAGTTAAAGCATTGACGCCAGAGTTTGTGTACGCTGGGCTATCGTAGTTGATTAGGGGTAGAAAGTCACCGTTAACTCTTGTAAATTGTGCCATGATAAATATCCTTTAAAAAATTTGAATCCTACTGATTCATGTATATATTTATGCCTGGCACAAAAAAATATCGGTTTTGGATACTAAAATTAGCCTCGGCCAGCGAGATTCTGACGGCTGAAACCCATACGATCTACGAATTTTAATCCGTGACTGACAAAACCCTCTTGAGTTTGTGTACCATCGTCCAAGTAACCTTTGACAGGACTTGCTTCTGCTGCCTTGTTTAACTGATCTACGATAGACATTTTCAAGTTGTACAATGCTACCCAAATCTCAAATGCACCCTGAACTCCGGCTGCGTTTTGTTCTAAGTGATTTTCTATCTTAGCTCTCATTGAATCTGTCATTGGACGACTAGCAACATATTCATAGAAACCTTGCAACAAATCATTAAGATTACCTTGTACGATTCGCTTGTTGATGTATGTAGTAAATAGTCCATTGAACGTATTCCTAGCCTGAGGAGCTGTACTCATTAGCTGGTCAACTGCTTGTCCGTACTGTTGTATTACTGCACTTGCTTTTTTAGCCAATGCGTTATTTAATTTCAACTTAGGAGTAATAGGCATCTTAGCAGGTACAATAGCTATATTACTATTGTTTTGTAGCTTCCCAATGGTGCCGTCTAATGGTGTAGCATCATCAGTTGTCATTGCTGTTGCAGGAATAAATTGATGAACTACAATTCCTGCAGTCTTACCCTCAAAGAATTGACCAACTTCACTGTCAGCCTCTACTGTGTATGCTATTCCGTTAGGGTTAGCTTTGAATTTATATAATCCACCTTGTTCTTGTAACGGAGCACTGAAAAGTAGATCACCCCAATAGTACCCTTTGCTACGATCAGATTTTTCTAATCCAGGCCATATGTTATCGATAAGTTGATGTAATTGTGAACGATTTACCCCTCGATCCATATCATATTTTACAAATTGTTCGGGACTAAACACGGCGCGGCCGCTGCCGTCTTTTTTATTGAACATGTGTTTATCCATGATACTGAAACGACCCTGAGTATCACGGCCAAATATCAATGCTGGATACCCATCCCATTTAATAGTGACTTTAGTTGGGTTTTGTACTGTATCGACTGTTGCCTGTACTGCACGTGTAGCCCCTTGACTACCACCTAAAAAGATCAAATCTTCTGGATGGTCTAAATGGCCTTTATCTTCAAATAGTGACTCTGGTTCAATGTAGTCTATTTCAGACAATGTATTACGTAACGATGCTAATGATTCGGATAAGTTCATTTTGTCCCCATTTGACTTTGAATTCGCTTCTCTAGATTGGCATATTCGTCTGGTGTAGGTGCACCGGGTTTATTGCCTCGGACTGCACCTGTCGCCGGTGCCGCCGGTGCCGCCGGCTCTGCTGGAACAGGCGTGTTTGCTGCCTTAACTAATTCTTGTACAAAACTAGTATACGCTGTTTTATCTAATGCGTTCAATCTTGTCATTGCAGTTCTAATTCCTGCTGCCAGCTCTTTGGCATTTGATGCAGTACTGATAGCCTTCATCATAGCGTCTGATGCTTCTGGACCTTGTTGTCCTGGCTGACCTTGCTGTGCCTGACCACCAAACCCCGGGGCAAAGCTAGCGGCATAAGAAGCATTAGCTAATTGAGTAAGTGCAGCCTTGCCTTTATCCTGAGCATATGTATCTTCGATTTTTTGTATTAATTCTTGGGTATGAGGATCTGATAAATTCACACCTCTCATATATGTAGGTAACCAACGCTTAAAGAACTGTCCTACGGATTCAGCTTCCGTTAATAAGCTTTCAAAGATGTTGTTCAATCTATCATAGCGACTTTCACGCTGTATCTTTTTAAAGATAGGAGCTCTACTTGCGTCAACTCCTGTCATTCTTTCACCGCTACCGCCTACATAATCTTTAAATCCTGCACCTGTCTTTTTGCCTAAACCTTGCCCAGCCTTCAACTTGCCCTTCAGCTTTGCAGCCGCTTGAGGGTCAACCTTTTGAGGGGCTGCTGGCTTTGCTGGTGATGCCATTTGAGCTTGTGCCGCTGCGGCAGCGGCCTTTTGTTTTTCTGCTCTAATTTCTGCGGGCGTTTTTGGTTTCGGAGTAGAAGATGCACTAGGATCTACGCGGCCACTTTGAATTTCGCTGTTTAGTGTTGCATATGCACGTGCTATGAAGTCATTAACAAATTTGTTTTTTCCCATCTTTTCAGCAACAGACATTTCCCCCTCAGTATCACCCTTCATTCTGTTCTTCATTTGTTGAACAGTGGCGGCACCGTAATTACCTATCCAATTTTCTAATTTTTCACTAACTTGGCGCTTACTAATATCATTCAGCCTCATGATTTTTCCTTATACTTTTGGAAAATCTTGCTTGGTCACGACCCTTGATTGCACTTAGTAGCTTCTTTTCTAGTAGCTCGGAAGTATCTTTGTCATATTGCTTGTTGATTAATTCAATCAAATTAATAGCACTGGTAATAATGTTGTGGGCACGACTCTCGATCACGTGTGTCATGTCACGATTATTACCAATAGACTCTAATTCTTCCAACAGGGAGCGGGTTTTCTTTTGCATAAAATTTGTCCTAACTGTATTTATGCTGGTTTTGGTTTATTACTTCTTTAGTGAATTCAGTAATGCTTTGAGTTTTGTACCTTTGACATCAACTACAACCTTCTTTTCCACTGCTTCAAGTACTTCTCCTGTAGCCTGATCTATAATAGGCTCAGTAGAAGACAGTGTTGATTGAGGTCTTAGTTTATTCATTATATCTGTAGGACTGGGGCTAGGTTTGTATTTTGCTTGTTGTTCTGCATATCCGTCAGGATCTTCATCAGTAATACGCATAGTTTCAATGTTGTACTCTAAGTCAATCTTCTGCCCTACACCTGTAGAACTACGAGATTTCATACACTGAATCTGATACTTTCCGCGCTCACGCATACTTCGACTTGTAAAGATACCAAACACGTTATCTGCTGTGTTAATCTTACTGATACCACCAGCAATGTGACTATGATCGAATTCAATTTCGTCAACCGCAGTACGGTTCAACTGTGACGCAGTGACTAACAGAATACCTAATTCTTTAGCTAAGTTACGTAATTCTTCTGCTACATATTTGTCTTTAATAAACTGGTCATTAGGACTGACTTTAACAGATACCGGCATGACCAAATCAAGATAGTCAACCATAACAAAGTCAACTTTAATACCTGTTTGAATCTGTACTTCTTTTAGATAAGAACGAATGTCGTTAACATTACTTTGAGCAGGCATACCCTTAACACGATATTGACCTGACTTCTTACCTGTAATTTTAACTTTTAATGCAGTGTCATCAATTGATTTTCTGATATCTTTGGTACTCATCATAGTCAACATAGCATCAGTTCGCAATGATGTTAGTTCTTCTGAAAGTTCCAGTGAAATATATACACCTGACATTCCCATTTGAAGCCAGTTCAAAGCCATGTTCATCATGACCAATGACTTTCCTGAGCCAGAACCACCTGCAAAGATGTTCAACTCACCACGACTAAACCCACCATAGAGTAACTTGTCCATCTGTGGCCAGCCAGTACTTACTTGACCACCTGCATTGAAGTATTTGTTGATACGGGCTGCAGGGTCAGCAAAGTAATCTGTACCCATGTCACGTTGTAGACTGATTTGGACAGCATCTTTAATCAGTTTCTCAACTGGATCAAAATCACCCTTCTCAAGCAAATCTGCCGCAGTTAAGATTGCACGTTCTAGTTCCTGTCTGCGTGTGAACGATTCAAATTCATCTAGAAACCAATCATAGTGACCTTCGTTTAGTTCGGGAATAGGTTCTAACTTAATTCCGGTTGTTGCTTCAATTAACTGAGGATCAGGAATAGTGCTATATTTTTCAGTGCTGTCTTTAAAAGCATTTACGACTGGCCTAAGTGCTTTATCAAAGTTAGCTGGATTTATAATGTTTGCAACACGTGTATACAATTCACTGTTGGTTAACATCATACGCAAAAACAATTTTTGCACATCTATTGTATATTCTAATTGTTTTTTAGAATCCGTTTTGTTTGCCAATTTTCTTCCTTTGTAATTCTATCTTTATTTTACTTGTGGTTGCATGTTGAAGTATACTCATCAGCGTCATCAATTTACCATATTTTATTACTGCATCATTTACATCTTTGATGTTACTATCCCAATTAGGAATACTAACACTATATCCTAGCTCTAATGCTCTATCTATAGTTTCTAATCCTGTCTTGTCTCGGTCCGGTACAAAGATAATTCTACGATTTAGCTGAGACAATATACTAGCTTGTTCTTCACTGATGGTGTTGTGTGTTAATGCACATGCATTAATACTCAGTGCGTCAAAGATACCTTCAACTAGTATACATATTTGCCATTCAGGTTTTTGAAAATCAACACCAAACACAAATCCCGGCTGCTGTTCGTTAATGTACTTAGGGGTTTTGTTGTCTAAGAATCTACTGGTGTGACCTACTATCTTATTGTGATATGTATAGGGAATAACGATTCTGTTACCCATTCTTCCTGAGTCGCTAGGAGTAACCATAAAAGGATAATCAATTGGATTGATGCACCGTTGTTTCAGATAGTCAACATATACCTTATGAGATGGATTATTAATGTCAATCATCTCTCCCTCAGGTAATGTGTGGTCTTTGAATTTTACTTTTAGTTTATTCTTCTTGACTTGCAAGTAACTTAACAAGTCTTTATGCTTTAAACTTTCTAAACTCCATTTTTGAATTTGTGATTCATCAATACCACACCAATTTAAAAACTGTTTTGTATTTTTAGAAAGATTTTTACCTAGGGTGAATCCACATTTGAATCCACAGTTGAAACAATGCATTGACCAATTGTCACCGTCTAATCTGATTCCGCCGCGGCCTCGCTTATCAATAGTATGTCCGCGATGATTACAACAGATAGCATTGAAGCTGTGCCACCCACTATGAGACAGTTTTTTTCTGCCCGGTACAATGGTTAGGATATCAAATAACATACTATGATTTTAGCATAGTATGTATCATTAAGCAATATTCTTGGTATATTATCTTGCTAGGATATTGGTTATTGCGCCCGTATTGCTAGTGAACACCATTCTAATATAAGGATGATATCCGTTCACCACATAACCCTGAGTTGTACTGTTGTTAGAATAAGACGCAGTAGTAATAGGATACCAATCGCTATCAACTATAGTAGAACCTTCTATCCCCACATCACCGTTGTATTCATGGAATGAAGTTTGTATCGTCAATATAGGATTATCTTCCGTATTGATTACACTAGAATAATAGGTGTTAGCATTGGGTAATGCATTTTGAATGCTGTTATTAGCATCAATATTAGGGAAGGCCTGCCCGGTAGGGATGGTTATATTAGATGAAGGTATGAATGCTGGTAGTACGGAATTAACGATGTTCATATCCCCACGGGCGCCTGCATTTTGATCTACAAATACTGGATAATCAAA